TATCTAAATAACTCATTAAGCATGTACAATAAAGTCATTAGACGGATTAAAGTAAATTTGCCCATTAGAAGCATCTAAGCAATATCCTATTATTCTAGCAACGTTGCCGGTAGAACCAGGAGCACTATTAAGGGCTAATCCATTAGAAGTTCTAAGAAATAATTTATCACCTACTGCACCTGGGTCATGGTCTAATGTTACCATACCTTTAATTAACATACCATTGGTGTCAGAGACCGCTCCTAATGCCACTGCTAATAATCCTGTAGATTTAGTATTGTCTGTAGCATTTGCTAATTCCCAATTACCACTAGCATTATAGTGATAAATTTTACCAGCATCCATACTAAGAGTACCTCCAAAGAAAACTACGTCACCTTGGTGATCAGCATCTGTTGTAGAAGTTTTAGCTAATTTATTAGATGTAGCATCTATTGTAGTTGCGGTAACATCATCAAAAGTAACATCAGAGGTTGTAGTTAATCCTTGGTTAATTGCCTTAACTGCCGCTAAATCTGTTAATTCACTGTCCATTAAAGCACCTGCACTGGTTACGTTTGCTGTGTCAGTTACGTCGGCACCATCTTCTACATTTATATCGGATCTGAATTGGGTAAATGTTCTACCTTTAACATTACTACTACCCATTAGCAGGACATCATTAGTAGTTAATGCTTCTTCTGATTTTAAAGCGTTACCACTTGATTTACCAAAGGTTAAGGTAGCTTGTTTTCCATTTATGTTTGTTTGTAGAGCTGAGCTAGAAGCATTTAATTGTATTAATGTTGCGGCATTATCCGCTTTAGTTCCTTGGGCTGAGGTTGCATAATCAGATGAATCGAAGGCTTTAACTTGTGCCAAGTTTGTGACTTCGGAGTCCATTAAAGCTCCTGCACTGGTTACGTTTGATGTGTCAGTAACATCTGCACTGGTTTCTATTCCATCTAATTTGGTTTTATCACCATTAGCGAAAGCGCCTTCTGAAGGCTTAACTTGTAGTGTTGAGATTGTTACTCCTTTAACACCCGCTAAATCGGTAAGTTCACTATCCATTAATGCTCCAGCAGCAGTTACGTTTGTTGTGTCTGTTACGTCTGCGCCATCTTCTACGTTTATATCGCCTCTAAATTGTGCATATGTGCGACCTTTAACATTACTACTACCCATTAGCAGGACATCATTAGTAGTTAATGCTTCTTCTGATTTTAAAGCATTACCGCTTGATTTACCAAAGGTTAAGGTGGCTTGTTTTCCGTCTATATTTGTTTGAAGTGCAGAACTTGAAGCATTTAATTGAACTACAGTTGCTATAGTAGCGTCAACTGCTATGTCATTTGCGTTAGCTGTAATACCAGTACCACCCACAACATTTAAAGTAACTGTTCCTGAAGTGCCACCACCTGTTAATCCATCTCCAGCTGTTACACCTGTTAGACCACCTGCTGTAGCTGAGGCTAATGAAGCTGATACATTAGGAAATCCATTAATAGATAAATCTCCACTTGCACTTATGTTACCCGAAGCTGTTATGTGAGATGTTGTATTTATATTCCCAGCTACATCTAATTTAGCTGTTGGGGTTGCATCTCCTATACCTACATTATCAGTTGAAGCATCAGCATATATTAAGTTTAAATCATTTTCACCAGCGTACTGGAAATCTGCGTTATTTTGTTGTGAGTTATATAAAAATTTATCCCCAGCATTAGCTTCAAAACCAATACCATTTGTATTTAAGGTTACAAATACATCACTATCAGCAGTAGATGATATAGCGTTACTATTTAATATTAAATCATCAACTGTTAATGTTGTTAATGTTCCTAATGATGTTATATTTGTTTGTGCTGCTGTTCCTAATGTACCTACTAATGAGTTACCTGTAATGGTTCCTGATGCACTTACAGCGGATGCTGTTACATGAGTGGTAGAAACAGAAGTTGCTCCAAAATTATCAGCAAATAAAGAAGAAACAGTACCTGCACCACTAAATAACCACCCCAAAGAAGAATTATATGTTATTCCGTTAGCCATATTGACTTCTCTAGTACCGTTACTTCCGGTAAACATAAGAAGTTTACTATCAGTAGGAATAACATCACCTGCTACCCTTACATAAGGCATAGACGCTTGTGCAGCTTGTTTTACTACACCTTCATCAAGTATTAATACAGTATTAGCTGCTTCTACTGTTGCTTGTGTAGTAAGAGTTGGAAGCTGTAAATATGACCCACTTAATTGTACATTAGCTGTTGTTGTAAGGGTATTAGTTGTAGTATTACCATCTACTATTAAATTATTAGCTCCCGGATCTTCAGAACTACCTACTTTTAAACCACCTATAAATGCACCATAATCTTCTACAAGTAATACTCCATCTCCTGGGTCTGTGTTGGTAGAACCTATTCTTACTGCATTTAATAAAGCAAAATCGCTTACTGTTAAATCATCTCCTACAGTAACATCCGTATCAAATGCAGCAGAACCCGTAAATAGGATAGAAGGCCCACCTCCCGGGGAACCTATTATTTTAATTCTTTCAATGGGTTCTTCACTTTTAACTGCTGATACCCTTAATGATAGACTTCCTTGTATACCTTGGGTACTTACTTCATCTACAAGTGCTACTATTTCAGCAGCCGATCCTGAAACATCTATTTGGGTATAGCTTGAACTGTCAATAGAAAAATTAACTCTACCTACTTCATCTCCAGGGTCAGCTCCCTTAGTTGTTCTAGAGCCTCTAATTAATATTTCTCCTCCTCTATTGTCATCTCTAATTTCTTTAAAGTCAAATGCCCTAATAGGAGTATCAGTACCTATCCCAATTCGTGGGTTATTTCCAGATTTAGAAATAAATAACACATCTACTAAATCTGTAGTTGTATCTCCTACAGAAAATTTAACAGCACTACTTCCTGTGTCAAATTTAATTTGGGCAGAAGCACTAGCGAAATTAAATGATCCAGAAATTGAGGAAGAAGCATCATTATTAAAGAAGTAAATCGCAGGGTTTCCTGATATAGTAACGCCTGTTCTTTCTTGCCTGTCGGCAACTTGCATCCTACCTATTACACCTAATGTTCCATCGTCATCCGTACCTCCATGTCCCCCATCTCCTCCTGTAGTAGGGTCATAAAATAAACTTGAAGTATATCGAATATAATTAGCAGTTGAAATAACTCTTCCATTTCGATCTAGTGCTACTCCTAATACACCCATCCTTTGGGTGTTTTTTTGAGGAGTAACGTAAGTTCTAAGTTGGGAAGATTCTAAAAATTGTCCTGCTTTATAGCTAGTAGCTTGGGGGTTACCCCCAAATATTCCATTTTGTAAATAACCCAATTGGGCATCTTGAGCAACTCTTAGACCATTTGAGGTATTAAATGTTAAAGCAGCCTCACCATTAATAGTAGTACCACCTGTTGCTGTAAGTATATTGTCGTTAGTATTGTTAGTAATTGCTGTTACAGCCCCACCACCACCACCGCCTCCATAAGAACCTGTGTGGTATAATTCTCCGGTTGCCGTATTAATTAATACTACATTGTTAGGGGCATGAGATGCTGAAAGTGAAGTTGAGGCAAATAATGCTCCACTTGCACTTATAGCACCTGACGCTGTTATGTTACCCTCACCCATAGTAACGTCTGATATAAGTTCTAAACTACCAGTTATGCCAACGTTAGTCCCTGTGTCATGTATGGTAAGGATATTATTATCATTGTACCCTAAGTGTAAAAAATCTCCGCTATCTATTAGGAATCCATTGTCACCTCCCGGGGAGCCAAAGGATATCCCCCCATTAGTAGGTGTAGTGGTTGTAGGTAATTGAAGGTGTTTAGTAAAAGTTGTTTCACTTGCACTTATTACAGATCCAGTAAAAGCAACATTTGTAATAACACTATTGCCTAATAATGTAGTGGTTCTATTGTTAGAGGAGAATCTAATTTCTGTTGAGTTAAAATCATTAGCAAGGTTTTGACCATCTACTAAATATTTTGAGGCATGAATATCTAAACTAGAACTTATGTCTGCAGAAGAAGTAATTGCTACTGTAGTAATAGATCCTTGATCCATTACTTGTTGTAAAGTAGGGGTAGGAGTACTACCACCTGATCCATAAGAACCTGTGTGGTATAATTCTCCGGTAGTTGTGTTAACTAACACTACATTGTTAGAAGCATGAGATGCCGAAAGTGAGGTTGAAGCAAATAAATTATTACTTGCACTTATGCTACCTTGTACTGTTAATGCTTCACCAGGGGTTGGGACGTTTATACCTAACTTAGCATCACCAAGGGAGCTTGATATAAAATTTGGAGAAGTACCTGCTGTAAATTGGGTTTGTATGTTAGCATTATCTCTTAAAACTAATCTACCTTTATGTGCATTTGTCCCACTACCTACTCTTGTAAGTTGAACTACGTTATTACTATCGGCATCTTGTAATGCAATAATAGCTGAGTCGTCTGTGTTTCGAGCTATAAGTTTTAGTGCTACTACTTCAGATCCTGAAATTGCACCACTCGCACTTACAATTGATCCTGTAATAGGACCATCTACAAATAAAGATGCGCCTTGAGCATCGTCAAATATGAACCCATCGTCGCCATCAAAAGCACCACCGTTATTAAATTGAATGTTTTGATCATTTCCTCCAGGAGTACCACCACCTCCACCTGAACCCCCACCAAAAGAACCAGTGTAATAAAAAGCCCCTGAAGAAGTATTATAAACTAATACTTTTTCTTCTACACCCGGGGATTGAGTGTTTCCACCCGTGTTAGTAATTGCAGAAGCAGTAATACCTGCTATGTGAGCATTACTTCCTGATATTAATACTTTTCTCCAAGATCCCATGTGTTGTTAATTATTTTCCTATAAATATTTTATTTTTGAAGAGGGGGTGGAGGGGGTACTTCAGAAAGTTTTTTATAATTGCTTTCTAATTTTTTTAATACATTAGAAACAAAATGGGCATCTTTACCTTGTAAAGTTGAATTATGAAGGGACGATATTAAAAGACCACATTCATTTACATCTAATTTAATACTCATAACGATTTATTTTATATATAAATATATGGTTTTTAATCAAAAACACCATAAATATAAATGTTACTGTCGGCTCCCGCAGGATTCGATGCTGTATCTATAAACCATGAACCTAAAGTAGCTAGTGCCCCAGATTCATAAAAAGCTAAATCTTGGTCTATGTTTTCGGGGTTTACGGCTGTTGCCCCTACTGAGAGTTTTACTGTTGAGATTAATCCTATATTTTCGGCACTTGCTGTTACTTCTCCAATAGTAGGAATACCTGTTGGTTTTGTTGGGGAGTGCCAATCCGATCCCATCCCTTTAGCAAGACCCCAACCCGCGGCTTCCCAAGTTGTACCTGCAATCTGGGTGGAATTTGCGTTTAAATGGAATATTGCAGAGCCTGACCCTGCTGTAAATGAAGAAGTTTGGACTAAAAATCCTCCAGCATCATAATTAAAAGGGACTGTACTATTACTTCCACTATTTAAAGTAATAAACTTATCAGTAGTTTGAAATTTATCAGCATGAATTGCTGTTACATTACTATCATTTATTACTCTAAAATTACCCTTAATTAAAATATCATCTTTAAAAGTATAAGCAGCAGTCCAAGTTTTATTTATGTTAAGTTGGGCATTATTTAAACCAGTAGAATTTAAGGCTGAATTATTATTATAAAATACTTCTTGAGATCCTCCTACGCTATTACCCCCATTATGATTTTGTTGAATAGAAAGGGGGTTGGAATCTGCTCTTGCTAATGTAATAGAACCAGATCCAGTTACTGCAAAACTAGTGTCTAAAAAGAGATCTGATCTATCGTTAGCACTAAGGCCAAAAGTTAATCCATTCCCTGCTAAATTAGAGTTTAAAGCTAATTTACCTGCACCCATAATACCATCAGTAGTAGTTAAACCACTTTGGCTAGGGTTTAGGTTTATACTACCCGAGCCATCTAGTGCTCCCCCAAAACTTCCTGAAAGGCCATTTCCTAAGAAAGTGTTATTAACCTTTAAATCGCCCGTAGCAAAAGCCAAGCCGGAGTTTGATGCAAGATCAACGCTAATTTGATCCTTACTTCCATCAAATTCTAAACCTGCTTGAGGTAAACCATCAGCTAATGCAAGGGTTGTTGGAACAGTGGTTTCAACTGTATTACCACTAAATAAATTAGCATCAGATATTTCAGGAACTTCTAATCCTGATTTGTTAATATTTCCAGTAGAAGCTCCATTAACGTTCATAGGAAATAATTTAACACTCATAGTAGTTAATGACTCCCCATTCCATTCAGGATTATTTGTACCATTAGGATTTCTCATAAGAATACCATCTCCACGTACAACTCCTTGGCTGTCATTTAATGTTACTCCATATAATGATGAAGACATATCTCCAAACACATTACCTGCAAAACTCCCTGAGAAGTTTCCTGTGAGTTCATCTCCTACAACTGCAGTAGAGCCTGATATTTTGAATAAAGGACCATCTCCATAAAATGCTGAGGGTAAGTTTGTATAACCTAATCCAAAATCTTCATGAGCTCTTATTCTTAATTGAAATCTTTCTCCTTGTTCAATTGGAAAGTTATCGCTACTTGCTACTTCAAAGGATCCAGAAAATGAAGCAGAAAGAGGAAGAGGATTTAAACCCGACCAACCATTCATACCTTGGAATACTGTAATTGGAATTGAAATTTCATCAGAATCTATAAATTCAGCAGAACCTCCTGTAGCATATCCTCCAGGTTGGTATCTTCTTAAGGTAGCTCTAATGTCTTTATTTGGAACTAATGAACCTGTAAAGAAGAAAGGAATAACAAATGATGCTGTAATGCCTGATCCTACAGGCATCGCTCTATTAAATTCTATAAAATCACCATTACTTGTATCTAAGTAAGTTACTTCAGATTGGGAACTATAAAAACCAGTTGCTGCAGATCCTGTAAAAGTAAAGGGAACATTTGCTGCTGTCTGCCCCTCCATATTTTGGAATTGGTTATCAATAGGAAGTGTTCCTCCCGTAAATCCTTCTAATGTTGATCCTGTCCTAATGTAATTATTATTAGTAGCTGCTTGATCACTACCTGATTGGAATCCTTCAAATTTTAATACGGGATCAAATGCTATACTAGAGGTTATTTCAAACCCTCCGTGGGGTTCGTTTTTAAATACTACAGGGAATGTTGTTAAAGGGGGGTCAGCTGTAGGAATTGGAATAGGATTAGCTACAGTAGAGGCAGAAATCGGAAGGTTGGGTACATTTACACTTTCACTTCGTAAAAATAAATTAGGGTTAGTGCCTCCTTGATGTTTATTGTTTATAGAGCCTGTAGTTTGGAAATGTCCCCTATCACCACTAGATCCTGAAGAAGCAAATACTAGTCTTCTTCCTGTATTAGGAGTAATATAAGGATCTAAAGCAATTGAAGAAGTTAAATGATTAACCTCAAAATTAGATCCTGAGATTAGGACTTTTTTCCATTTTGGTGATCCACTCATATTTTATGCGTATATAAATACAGAGCTTTCGTTAGTCGTTGCTCCCGTTGTTATAGCTAATTGACCTACCCTTGAGTTAGCAACACCACTAGTACCAAATGTTGGGGTTGTATTAATTAATACAGACTCTATACTTGCGGTAACCATAGTAGTAACTATAGCAGCATGAGATGCTGATGTTATAGTGTGGCTTTCTGAGTTAATACCCTGTAATCTATTTGAAACCCCCCACCTAATACTGTGGGAGTCGTAAAATAAAAATGCACCTTGCCCTTGGTCGGTGTTGGTAGATTGGACAACAAAACCTCCATCACCTCCTGTTGTTCCCCCCGTTGAACCACTATTTATTAGTACAAATTGATCAGCAATATTTAAATTTTCAGTTTCAATAGAAGCACTTATTAAAGTCCCAGAAACTGTAAAATTACCTTCAACATTTACATCATTTTGGAAAGTAAAGTCTCCTGTTAAAGTAGTATTTAAGTCGTAAGTAAATGTTGGATTATTTATTAATTTTTGAGAAAATCCACCTCCACTTTGAAGACTTGAAGTTTGAAGATCAGCCTCAGGAGTAACTGTTAAAGTTAAATTTGAAGATCCTGTTTGAAATATAACTCTATTAGAAGAGGTAACTGCAAAATTTGTATCAACTGCTAATACACTGTTAGCTGTACTATATTCTAATCCATCACCAGGTAAACCATCAGCTAATTTAAGCTCATCCGAAGCAAGGGCTAAACCACTATTAGTAGCAAGATCTATAGCAATTACACCAGTAGAAAAAGATAACCCATTTCCTGCTATTGATGAATTAATTGCTAATTCATCACTACCTGTAGTTAAACCTGAAGTGCCCCCAGGAGTAAGGGCTATACTCATAGAAGTAAAATTATCAGTACCTGTTCCTGAAAAGTAAAGGCCTTGGTTAGCTAGTGTTGAAGCTAATCGTAAACCACCACTTTGGAATTCTAATCCCCCATTGGAAGCTGTTGCTACCGTTATTGTAACAGGTTGGTTTCCATTGTATGAAAAAATTGCTCCCGAAGAGGATGCAATACCATTAGCACCTACTAAAGAATTTTCTAAAGTACCTATTACTCCTGTTAATCCTGATCCGTCTCCTGCAAAACTACCTGAAAAAGTACCTGCAGCTGTACTACTTGAAAATACAAGTTGATCACTAGTAGCATTATAAAATAAACTACTTGTAGCCTCTATTCCTGTAGAATCAGCATTCCTAAAAAGAACTTGGGAATTATTTAATACGGCGTTGGGAGTGCCCGAAGCAGAAATATTAAAAGCACTAAGACCTGTTTTATCTAAAAATAGTTGATTACCTTGACTTGCTGTAAAAAATATAGATCCTGTGCTAAAAAAGCGTCCTGTTACCGTGTCCCTAAAAATTACTTCAGATTTATCCGTAGGGGTACCTGTTACAGAAGCTGTAATTGCTGCTACGTGGGCATTAGATCCCGATACTAATATTTTACGCCATACTGCCATTTAAAAAATTATTATTTGTTAAATTCTTCTGTTTGATTTATACATTCTTGTAGTTTATAAATTAAATCATAAACAATTTGAATGTTTTTAATTTTACAAGTTCCTTCAGCTAAAAGAGGAATTAAAACTTCACATTCTTCTCCATTAAGTAATACTTTAGGAGCTTGTGCTTGCTTTCTTAGTGATTTTTGATCTGACATAACGATGTTTTTATATAAATATTATAATTATCCAATTCCTGCATAAAAATTAGATGATGAATACATAAGACCTCCTACACGTGCGGTAGGGTTTGCACCTGATATTGGGTCAAAAACAAACCCTGAACCTGAAACCATGATAGAATCATCAGTAGCGTGCTTTTTAAGTTTAATAGGAATTACTGAGGATCCTATAAATGACACTTCATCTACGTGAGCAAAACTAGCGGTTAATCCTAAACTTGCAGAATTGCCTCCTTCTAATGTTCCTTGTAAACCTAACCCTGAGCCACTTAGGGAGATGTCTACTTGAGCCCAACCATTGTCATTACCTACGTTACTTTTATCAACTAGTACATACACTTCACCATTAGGTCCATAGGCACTACCAGTTTGTTGGTAGACTATTAAACCATTAAAAAGAACTGCAGGATCAATATTATTAAACCTTTCCCCAGAAGAGCTCACCACAGCCCTGCTATCAATAGGATCTGCTGCGTTAATTAAAAAGCCTTCTGGAAATGTTACTGCCATAATTTATTAATCTGCTGTGTAAGTATATGTTACTGCTGCTGAACCTTGTTGTCCGGTTCTAAATACCCTGTATCCTACTCCTCCTTCAATAGCAGTATATTCAGCAACTTGAGGGAAAGTAACTGGGGAGTTATTAACTGTAATAGTTGGGGATGCCCCTGCTACGTTGTTTGCTACTATTAAATAATGGAAGTCAAATGAAGCACCTTGAATTGTAAAACTGTCGCCTTGAGGATCAGTATCAAACTGGGTAGAAGAAGATTGGAATCCTAAATTTTTAAGGTAAGTTAAATCAAGAACATCTCCTTCTAATAAACTTGCAGTTGCGGCTGCTCCAAATTTATACACAAATACTCTGTCTGAAGAAACAATTCTTGATGAAGTAAAGAAAACATCAGGATCATTTTCACCTGAAGGGCTTTTGAAGAAATTTCTTAATGTAGCACTAGGTTGGTTAGTTCCTCCTGTATAGTCAAGAGTTAAATTACCATTGCTTGCTAGTGTTGCATTACTTAAACTTTGACCATCACCCCCATCATATTCATAACTATTTAATGTGCCTGATCCCGAATCACGAACTATGCTACCTGTAGCTCCTATGTGAACTTTAAAAGTAGAAGTAGAAGTTGAATTACTTTGATTAAATCCTCCTTGTATATCACTGCTTACTACTGAAGTAATTGAAGGGTTACCTGGGGGAGATTTCACTAAAGTTCCACTAAAGTTAGAAGTTTCAAAGCTTTGTTCAGTACCATCAGTTAAAGTAACTCTTAAACTTGCTTTAAATGTTCTCGAGCCGGTTGCTTGTGGATCTGTTCCACTAAAATCGCCAAATGAAATATTTCCATCCCCATCTGTGCTTGTTTTTACAATTTGACTCCCTCCAGTAACATCTATTAGTGAAGCAGATATAAATGTAGTGCCATTTAAATTATATGTAAGTTTACCATTGTAAGTGTCTGTATTCTTATTAAATCTATTAGTATTAAAACCAATAAGACTGCCTGCTAAACTTGTGGGTTCTGATGGTGTACCAAACTGTAAAGTAAGTTGACCTGTTACGGGATCAGAGGTAACAAATACATTTGAGTCAAAATCTTTAATTAGTAAATTTGATAATTCAGTTTGGACTACTGATGATCCAGTTTGGTAAGTGGTGGAGGTTCCACCACCACCCCCTGAAGTGAGTATTTCAACACAAACTCTTTCTCCATTAATAAAAGGAATATTTGAAGTTGTAGTAAGTACTGTAAACTGGGGGTTGGATCCAGTTGGAACAGCATTAGAATTACCTAAAATAATTTTATTATCCCCTAAACTCCCAGTTATCGATTGTGCAGTGTAATTTATTTGAACTGCTTGGGTAGTAGTACTTAATTTTAATGACCCTGATTGAGTGTTTTGAAGTAAATAAGTTGATAAATTTCCAGCGTTAGCTGAAGAACTATCAAACATAATAAATTTAGTATTATTTATATTATTTATGGGATCACTTACATCATCATCTATTGGTGAAGAGTTTAGGGGTAAACCAACAAATTGAAAACTTTGTGCTGGGGGGTTTGCTTGATGGTCTGCGGTTTGTTTGTTTAGTGTTATTGTTCTTTCATTATCAAAGAAAAACTCATAACAAAAGTCATTAGATGCTGTTATGTAGCAGACAGTACCAGTATCTAAATCATAAAATAAAGAGGCAAACTCATCAGGGTTATTACTAGGGCATGCTATGGCATTAAGGCTTACACTGCCTACGAAACTTTGGGTAAAATTCCCATCTATTGCAAATCTTTGTGCCATATTCTTTTAGTAACCTGATCCATTATTTGTGGGTCCGTTATAAATATTTGGAGATGATGGAGCAGGTTGGGAAGGGTTTAAGGGAGTTTGACCTATAGGAGTAAGAGAACTATGTGGGGTAGAAACATGAGTGCGTCCTACCATAGGTCCTTTATCAGGGTGGATATGGTATAATCCTACGTAATTCTTTCCATTAGGTAGTAAATATTCTCCACCATTAGTAAATAACCCATAAAGTTGAGAGTAATTAAATTTTAAATAATTCCCTAATCCTATAAATCCTTCAGTATTTTCTAAATACTCAACTTCAATTCGATTTTCATTAGTAACCGAAAAAGTATCTCCAGTAATAACCCAATTTAGTTTAAAAGGTTTATATAATTTAAATAATAAATTTTTATCTTTATTTATTAATTTTATATATTCATCACTACTAATTTCTATAAATAAAGATTCATTTATTTTTTTACATAAAAACCTCGTAAAAGCTCCTGTTTGATAATCTTTATCAGTTGGTTTTGGAGGACTGTAAGTTGGAACTCTTGAATTTCTGGTGAAATTATCTCCTATAAGTTCAGTATATTTTAAAGTGTCTATTGAAGCTGCTATGTATGAAGTAGCAGGTTGAGCACCTGGTTCATTTAAAGGAGCAAAAAATCCTTCATTTACTGTTCTTCCTAATTCTAAACCTCCTCCTTTACTACTAGGAGTTCTACCTGAGTAGGATTTGCCTCCTGATGTTGTCCAGTAATATCCCGTATAGGCTTTTTTAGTAGATAGTACCATAAGATCTCCATTACTATATAAATTAGTTTGTATTTGGGATTTAGGATAATACATTATGTTGTTACTATATCTACGTCAAATATTTCTACTCCTATATCTTTATAATCCATTCCTTTAGCAACGGCGTATTCCTTAGCTTTTTCAAGAGAGGCATCAATCTCAACATCAACACCAAAGTGGACTGGGTCAAAGTAATTCTTGAAGTTAGCTCCCCATGTAGGAACACCTGATCTAATTGCTATTTCTGGGATTCCTAGTTTAGTCCAAGTGGCTCTAATGTTTTCTTCAGTTCCTACTACAGTTTTACCTGCTACTACTCTGCCGGTTTTTTGGTCAAAAATGTTTACATCAAAAGCACACCCATAATTATGTTTCGATCTTCCGGCTTTAGCGTTCTCTGAATTTTCCCTACGAAGTTTTGCTTGTTGAGCAAATGTTCTTAGACTTGAAGTAAGCAATATTTTAGATCCTTTTAATTTACTATCTTTAAGAAGATTTTGTAAAAATAATTTAAGGGGGGCCCTAGCTTTAGGGTGAATAAATTGTACAGCTTCATCAGGAGTTAATTGGGTGCCAGAGGCTACATTAAAGTTGGTAGTTATAGAATTTGAAAAGACTTCAAGGTAAGGTTCTAAAGTAGGATCTGCAAAGCCTTCAAATGTTGTGGTTACGTCGGATGATTTTTTATTTGGGTTTTCATGCTCGTCTCCAGTAAATATTTGTCCGTCAAAAATAAATCCTTCTTCTTCAGCAGACCATGATAAAGTTTGCAATTGTGTAGTCCAATTACCATTATTTAAAGTATGAGATACTCCTTGTATTACAAAATTAAGATTATTAGGATAAGAAGTTGGTAAAATATATTCAGGAGTAATATCGAATTTTTCATAAAGTTTAAATCCAGAAATTCCATCTAAATCTAAAGATAATTCTACTGGGATGAAATAAGGGGAAGTTATTTGTCCTAAATTTGATCTGTAAGCAAAATCATATTCTAATACTGTTTTTAAAATATCACTCATATTTTCAACCACATCGTCCTTCTCCACAAAAGCTCGTTGATTATATATGTTAATAAAATGATTAGTTAAATCAAAAATTTCTTTAGTATACTTTTGCATAGAACCTTGTGAAACACCCCCCGAATCATACTCATAATATCCTCTTGCTCCTTTAGCAGTTCTATCGTTAATTCCTCTATTTAATCTTTGAAATGAACTAACTTTTTCCCCTACAGATTCATCACTCGGGTTTTGTGCAGCAATAGCTACGGCATTCTGCATTTTTGGAAAGATTTTACTACTAAAGTTTAAGTTAGTAACAAAACTTCCTAAACCTTTTGAGGTTAATTTTGAAGAATTCTTAGCAGCTAAATCATAAACGTGAATAGGAGTTCTTTTTCCACCACTTCCTCCTTTTTGGGGAATAGTACTATCATCATATATTACAACCTCATTTTTTTCTTCAGAGTACGAAATATTAAAACTATTTAAGGCTCCAGTTACTTTATTAATTTCATTTAAAATGTATGTTAAAAATTCTTTTAAATTTACATTTCCTTCCTCATCTTTGTTAACTTGTAGGGCTTTTATTACAAAGACCATATTTACCATAATCCCCATTATGTCCGCGGCGTAAGGATTAGCTACCTCTGATCCGGGGATATTAGATGCATTTTTAAAAAGGTCTACTGCCCCTCCTTTGGGGGTTGAGGTTGCATCCATTCCTAGTATTGGTAATTCTTCTCCGGGAAAAAGAGGACCATTAAAGTTAGTATCTGACATGAATACGTCAGGGGTTGAGTTCTTTAACCTACAAATTCTAGGATCAGTTGATTGTTGAAAGGGGTGGGATAACATCCAATGTTTTCCATACTCACTATTAATACTAACTATTGGGGTTTCCTGATCGTCTTCATAAACTAAACATTTTTTACTAATAATACTTAAAAGCAAACCCATGCTTAAATAGTAAAAGTCATTTTCTTCTCCTAATGAAGTATTTACTTTATGAGAGTTAAGGAGCATTTGAAATCTTTCAATTTCATAAGCTGTATCAAAAGGAGAAAAATTAAATAATGCTTCTGCGTCGCCACCTCCTGCTGATTGGTAAGTCTTTACAACTGTGCCATTTTGGGTTCTTGATTCTGCTTCCAAAATAGCATCACTTACCGGGAAACCCGTAGGTAGAAGATGGGTAGGGTTAGATGTTGCTATTTTAAATCTTTGATAAAATCCTTTTAAAAATTCACTAATAATAGTTCCACTTCCTCCAACTTCAGAAAAAACTTCTTTACTAGCTCCCGTTTTATTAGTAGTTAGAGAATCTATTAAACCCCCTCTTGAAATAACATCTAGAGTTATGTCATAGGAACCATCGGGATTAAATGACCAATTAAAGTTACTTATGTAACCTAAAAACCCATCATAATTATAATCTTTTTTCTTTCTTTCTTTTACAAGTGATTCATTAATAGCATTAAAGTTAGAAGAACCACCCATAAATTTATTAAATGGGGTTGTAGCAAAGTCGTTATATTGTTGGAGGATACCGTCATTATCATAATATATAGTATGACCCCACTCAACCAATATAGTAAATCCTAAACGTAAATATAAAACCTCTAATAACCTAAATTGGTCTGGGTTGTGGGCTTTAATTTTAATCTGACCCTTACGAATAGCTCCTCTATTTAAAGCTTTTATGTTTACTGACTCTACTCCTGGGGGAGGGGTAAGACCCCACTTAGATGTGTCTCCCCCAACGCCTAATAAAGATTTAGCGGCATTAGCTGTTCCCGACCCATTAGGAAATATTGAATTTGGAACATCACCCTCTGAGTTTATAGCGGGGCCAAATAAAACTAGGTTTTTGGCTAATTGATCACCTTTTGATATACCTAAATCCCCTATTCCTGCTAATTCAGGGTTATTTACATCTACACTAGATGCTACTCTTAACCAAGAAGTTTTACTATTAGTGTAAATAATATCCTCCGTAGAAGGGATTGGGGCTCCTAATTTTTCTTGTCTAATCTTAATTTGATTAGAAAGATCAATTCCTATTTTTTCTCCTATAATACCCATTATGAATTTAACTGGCTTAGAAGATTTATAGCTTGACCCGGATTAGAAGGAATTCTAAGTTGGGTGCCAAGAGGAATATTTAAAGAATCTTTAGGAATTTCCCCATTTGCAGAGGAAATTACCCACCATAAATTGGGATTCCCATAAAATTGATCGGCTAGCAAGTCTAATCTATCTCCTTTTCCAGTTAAAACATAAATATCGTTTTCCGATAGTGGGATTTTAGGATAAATCGTAGTAGAGTAAAACCTAGCCCCATTATTTTCTTGGGGATCTTGTATTTTTGGTATGTTTGAGTATCTTGACATTAACTTTATTGTTTAAATCCCAAAATTATCGAGTGTGTTAAATAAATTTTCAACTTTAACTTCGTTTTCTATATTCCTCATTTTTTGACCAATAGCATAGCCCTTACCCTCTGCTCCTAAACTTATATATCTTTGATCGGGTTTAGCTTTTCCTTTCGAAATATAATCATTTGAAACTGTTTTATCAATAAAGTTATGGATAGGAGTAAAGCTAAACCCTCCTACATCTACTATAAAGGGCATTTGTAAAGAATTATCATCTTGTTTTCCCTCAGAATTTCTACCTATGTCCCAAGGAGACTCTGGGGGTATAGAATAGCTTAACCCATTAAGAATACCTACAGTGTTATTTAAATAATCTCCTACAGTTACCTTTATAAGATTTCCTCTCATAAATCCTCCAGCTGCGTAATTAGGTGCTGTAACTGAGGCTAGATAGTTTAATTTATCATATATAATGGATTGTTCATACTTAGAGTGAACTACAACTCTAAAATCCATATTAATAGCTCTAGTATAACCATCATATTTATAAAAACTATTTCCTCTTCCCATATATTTTACAGGATTCCAAGTAGATTGATACGCATCACTAAAACCGTTAATGTAAGCTCTAAAATGAATCCAAGTAGTATTGCGATTTACAGAATCACCGTCTAAATCAATTACTCCTATATTAAATTTAACTATGTCATCATATCCTTCTCCTGCCTTTGCACTTTCTTCTCCTGTAATGTATAAAGGTTTAGCATTAATTTCATCAGGACGGTAGATTTTATCTCTTTCAGTACCTGTTAAAATATTATTTTTTAAATCAAAATCATAATATACTGATCTATCTCTGGCAGTGCCTTTTGAATCTATCTTAGCTTCATTACCTGCATCAGATTCGCCATAAGTTTTAACTCTATTAAAGTTAATATAATTCGTGGGTTTTCCTATTAATTGGTTTCTTCTTTTTTCACTAACATTAGTTTCAGTTTTACCTAAAGTAGTTGAAAACTCTTTTGTAAAGTTAGTAATTCCAGTTAAACCAAATCCAGTATTTCTGGAGTCACCTACTAGGCCAAATTGACCTTTTCCATTTCCTCTGTTAATAATTAAATCAGGAGTATATAATAAAAATTTATTTTTATCAGCGGTTGTATTTTTATTAGCAATTAATCCTTCTTGGGTATTAAATACTTTTCTGATGATAGTTTGACCTCCTATTATTGAATTAGGCCCTCCTTGATAGCTTTGTAATAAAACAGGATTTTGGGATATGCCAAATCTATTTAAATTATTTGCAAATCCTATTGCTCCATTATTGAAACCCTCGAAAGCAGAATTAAAAGCAGAAAAGTCATTAGTTAATGAAGCAATTTCAATTGCTTGGTCTACTTCACCTGCTGGGGGGATTACAGTCGAGGTTGTAGGGGAAATTATATTTGTTTCGTATAAAAGTAATAATTTATTTTTATTATCTCTTCCAAAAGTATTAGTATTATAAACTTCCTTAGTTAACTTAAAATACTTTTCGTCATCATCAAGTTTAAGTTTTTTACCTTGTTTAGTAAAATGAATCCCTATAGGATTAACAGCAGCTTGAGCTAAAGTGCTTGTAGGTAAATAAAATCTACCAGGACCTGCTCCCGTTAAGGGTCCTTGTTGAGATAATAACTGTTGTTTAGCAGTAAAAAGTAACCCATTAGGGGATTTAAAACTACTAAGAAATTTAGTTAACCGGAGTTCATCTTGTAAAATAGATACTCCAGAAGCAACCCCACCTCTAACTAGAAAATCGTTTCCTAAAAAGCTATTAGCAAAATTAATAGACTGTAGCCTTCCAGGGATGTCTTTGGTGAAGTAGGGCTGGCCACTATCACCTCCACCCCTTCTATCCCTCCCAAATTTTAGGGAGGTTAGATCGGAAGTCATTTCTATTAAAGGCATTAAATTCTTCCTGCTTGTCCTTCTGGTGCTGTTTCAGCGTAAGTAGTTGGTCTTTGCCCGTCTAAATCTAATGTAGAAGAATCTAATAAAGATTCTACACCGTTTTCTCCGGCTACAGTGTTAATAGGGGGTGTTGTTCCGTTAGTACTAATGGTAGATTCACCACTAAGTAGTTTGTCTAAGAGTCCTGGTCCTGCCATGATGTTTTAATTTTTAAATTTATTAATGAATTCTATTATAAATATTGTAAATTATTGGGTCTTATAAGAAACTAATCCTAAAGCTGTTCCAACTTTGTTACCATCTAATTCTACTACTCCTCCTCTTTCAACTGCCGCTACTAAACGTTCTAATAATTGAACTGTTTTTTCATTTCCTCCAAATCCTAATGATGATGCTCTACTTAAAGGTACTACAGCTTCAGGTTCTCCGCCTTCACCTATTAATGCTGTAGTTGGGCTTGTTACGATACCACCTGTAGCAAGTCCAATTTCTGGGGGAGCACTTTCAGATTCTCCTGTTCCAAATTCTGTACCTAAAGCGTCAACGTCTGTTCCTTCTTCTAAGCCTAAAGCATCCTCAACCATACCTTTTATGTCAAGCTCTAATCCTGTGTCAAATCCTAAGAAACCAGCTATACCATTAATTGCTCCTAAAATAAGATCTATACCTGCTTGAATTGGGGATAATATTATTCTTATAAGACCTGCACCTATTTTTTTAAACCCTCCACCTATTTTTTCAAATGCTGATTCAAAATTGCCTGAAAAGATATCACCAATGCCACTAGCTATGTCAGCAACACCACTAAACATATCTAAAAGACCACCTAAACCACCCATAACCGCCTCTACCCCAGCAGTAATAAGAGATATTGAAGGAATTATCAAAAATTCTATTACTGAACCTATTGCCCCAAATATATCTATTCCTTCACTAGCCTCACCAAATATTTCTCCTAGTTGTGCTTTTACATTATCAAAAGCATTCATTAACTTTTCTATAGGAGGATTTAAAGCATTCATAATAGGTTCTATTATTGCTGTAAGGATATTTGCTGTCCATTTAAGAGCAGCCATTATGGGAGTTAAAGCTAACATTAATATATTCATAAAAATATCTAAAATGGGATTTAGTATTTGAAATATAGCATTTAATGCTGGTTCTAAAATATCTATAAGCACATTTACTATGGGCATTAAAGCACTAGCAATTTGCATAAATAGATCTTGAATTTTATCTTGTACCGCTGTAAATTTTTCAGCAACTGAGGCAGATTCTAATTGGTTTAAAAGACCTTTTTCAGCAAGTTCTTGTTGCTTTTCTTCTGTTAATAAACCTTTTTCTTTTAATCTGTTATATTCTGCTTGGGCCTCTGACATAGATTTAATGTTAGTACCAAATGCTTCTTGTACAGATGCTAGTTTTTCTTGCTCAACTAAGGCATTTGCTAACTCATCTTTAGTCATGCCAACGGCAGCTGCAATTGCTTCTTGTTCTATGCGATTCATATCACCAAACTCAGCAGCAGATCCTACTTGTTTTGTAATTTCTTTAGCAACTGTGGCTAAATCATTATCTAAAGCCGCTTGTCTAGCCTTTTCAAGATTAAGATCTTTACCTAATAACAATTCAGCTTCTAATTCTTTAGCTATTGAGCCTTCAAAATCTAGTAAACTATCAGCAATGCTTTCTACTTTACTTTGTTCAACACCTAATAATTTAGCTTGATAAACTTGATTAGCTAATTCTTTAGTATTTCTACCCGCAGATAATAGTTGAGAAGCTGATGCTTTGCCTAATCCTTCTTGAATTTCTTTTACACTTAAAGCAATACCATTTTGGTTATTTAACTCCATAGTAACTTCTGTTACATCTGCTAATTGGTCCTTAATGGTAGTTCCAGTAATCATAGCATTAGAAGCAAACATACCCATTGCTTCAGCAGATAATCCTGTTCTTTCTGAAATTGAAGCAAATTCGGCTGCAAATTTACCTGAGAATTGGACTGCTGTACCAAATTCTTTATTTAACGACTGTTGAGCTGCTACAACATCTTTAGTACTTACTAATAAGTCACCTGATAGCCCCGCTGCGTCATTAGCTCGTTCTACTAATTTTTGTCCTTCGGCTGCGGATACTCCAAATTCTTTTGCTAACTCTCCAGATGATTTATCTAGTTGAGTAAATGCTGAAACTAAACTTTCGACTGCAAATGCTAATAGGGCGGCCGGACCTAAAGCTTTAGTTAAATTTTTACCTAAATTCCCAGCAAGGTTTTTTGCAACTTTAAATTTATCACCTAAACCTGAGGTGATGTCTCCTGATTCTGTTAGTTTTGAGGCAAATGATCTTGAATCTGCTACAGCATCCTTAATACCTAGTTTTTCTTCTAGGCCTCCCAGCCCAAGGTTATTTAAAACTGATCCAAGATTATCTGCTACATCTCCAAGTCCTATACCAGACTCTCCTAAATTTAAAGCACTTTCTATATTCCCGGCTCGACGTTCGATTTCGGCCATATTCTCAGCTTCAGCGTCTAATTCAGCATTAATTCCTGCAAATATGTTTCCTAAATCTAAAGCAGCTTGTAAATCATCTTCTGAGATGAGTCCTTTTTCGGCTGAATCTACTAGTGCATCTTCTAATTCTATTCTACCTGCTAAGGTATCATTAATAGCTTCTTCACTTCCTAAGGTAGCTTGAAGAAATTGTTCATATTCAGTTTGTAAACTATTTGTAGCATCCGCAAGTTTAAGTTTACTTTTTTGAATACTCTCAAGAGTTTTTTCTCCTGAAATAACGTCGGAATAACTGTCTGTTATCCCTTTTGCTGCACTTGCTACATCTTCAAACGCTTTAGCAGTTTCTGAAGCTGTAATAGAGTTTATATTTAGTGCTTTAGATGCTTTTTTAACTTCACTAGTATAATCCCTAGAAAAGAATAAAACATCTCTTTGGGCATCTGCTAGACTTAAAAGTCTTTTTAAATTATCCTCCTGAGCACGGCCTGCCTTTTCAGTTTCCTCTCTATACTCTTTTGCTTTTTTAGGATCTAAAGACATATTAATTGTTTTGGCAATAAATATGCAAGGGTATTATTTTTTAGATGCCTTTGTATTAAAAGTAGAAGATTTAGACGATTTAGCATAATCCGGTAAATTGGATCTATCGGGGTTAGCTAAATCTACATTAGTTTTACCAGATTTAGATCCTTTTGAAGATTTTTTATAAGCATCTGACTGTTGTTTTCTAGCTTCTGCTATCTGTTGATACGTAAATTTACGTAACCAAATAGGCATATCATATATCGTAAAGTAATCATAACCCCCATTACCGTAGTAAACGATTTCGTGAATTTGAGTAAATAAGGCTTTTCGATACTTAGGCGTCAGGCCAAAAAAAGTTAACGGTCACTGGAAGAGATGCTTCTTCCAAGGTGCCGTTACTACTCTCAAATGTAAATGTTAAATCAATGTCTGGTTGGAAACTTTTAATATATTCCCTTAATGCTCTAGAGTCTCTGGCAAGCATGTAATTATCTACAAACTCCCTAACAGCGGATTTTTCTTCATTTCCGTCTATTGAGGTAATCATATGCTTTAATCTAGTAGATAATTCAAATGATCCAGTTTTATCAAGTCTTTTAAGCCCTTTAATTTCTTGCTTAATTGCTTTATCGTCTTTATTATTAAGTAATTTAAACTCAATAGTAGCTTTAGTAGTAGGTAATGTAAAAGAAAATTTATTTATACCTTTTTCTAATTTAGACTCGTCTAAATATCTAGGTTCTAAAGTTGCCAGATCTACTGTAACTTCTTCTTCTTTATGAATAAATGTATAGTCTTTACCATAACCTAAAATACGTGATGCCACCATTACTGCGTTTTTATCGCCTACTATAAGGTCATCATAATTGATTTTTGATACAATCAATGACTTCATCAAACGATCTAAGACCGTGCCATCTTTAATGTAATTTTGGTTGGTAAGAATGTCTTCTTCTTTAGCGGTCATGTACTTCATTTCGATAGTACCGCTAGATAAGGGATTATCTTCGGGATAGATTAAACCTTTTGAGGGTAGTTCTACTACCTCTGTTGGGAACTTAAATTTTTCGTCACTCATTTTAATAACATTTTGTTTGATATAAATATATAAAAAAAATGAAGGAGCGCATTTCTGCACTCCTTCTTTTTATATAATATTTTGGCTTATATTAGAAGTTCAATACTGCGTAGTCAATCGCAAGTGTAAGTGAAATTTCTTGAACGGCATCAACATTTTCGTAGTTATAATCTCCGAATTGAGCTGCAGTAATAAGAGCGCCTTTAAGCACCCACTCAGAAACAACATCACCTACAGGACCTAGTACATTCAGTGTTAAATCCTTTTTGTAGAAATCGGAATACCCGTCTCTACCTGTTACAGATTCGTGTCCCAAACGTACCCACTCCATGACTGCTTGAGCACCAGAAGGTGTAATTGGATCATAAAGTGTTAAGGTTACATCATCCCAAGTAGTTTTACCTTTTATATTACGCAGAACGTTAATATAATTTAAGGTAATCTTATTTTGGGTAAGACCTATTGATGATAATCCTCTTACCATGTAAGTAGGCATTCCATCCATATATAGTATGAACCGATTTTGTTGTTTGGGTTCAAATGCTGTGAAAAAAATTTCGTTTGAATCTAATACTGCCATTGTTGTTGTGTTTATCTATAAATATCAGAAATATTTGCCTTTTATTATTTTTTATTAATATCCTCCTGCTGATGCTCCGGCTTCAGGGAATGAAGCTCCAGTTGGTTGAACATTGAAGTTAAGAATTATAAATTCAGCTGTCTTAGTTGGTTGTAAGTACACCTGTCCTACTAATTCATTCCTATCAATTACTGCAGGAGTATTGATTGTTTCATCCATTACTACCTTAAATGCGTACAAACCTTGTCTTTGTTGTACTGATTCGAGGTATGGGTTTACAATTGCTAAGAAGTTATTTCTAGTAGCTACTGTGTTTTGTTCGAAAACAATATTACCTGCTTGCTGGTCTAAGAATTGCTTAACAGTAATTAATAATCTTCTAACATTGATACGATCTAATGCTGATGCTTTAGTTTGTAATGTTTTCTGACCAAATACTACAACTCCTGATCTTGGGAATGCTGTGATTGGATTAACCTTATCAGCATATAATGTGTCTCTTGATGCTTTTGGTAAGCTTAAAGATGTTTTAAGTACCGTTGGTAATGCACCTCTATTTAGACCCGCCGGAGCGAACCAAGGCTCACCTACCTTGTCATTAAACGCATATACTCCAGGAATAAACGTTGATGCCGGCGCCCACTTTAACCTTCCAGTGAGTGGATCACTGCAGTATAACCATGGGAAGTAAGCTGTTGCATAAGAATTATTAATAGATTTTGCTTGTGTAACAGCATTTGCAACTGTTGCATCACCATAATCAGTTAAGTCAAGTATTGCTAAAGCATCTGCTCTTGCTTCAGTATTAGTTAATAGTATATTTAAAGTAGTTGAATCATCTTTATAATTCAATCCAGGAGCAGCTATTGAAGTGTAATTAAATTGTGGATCATTTAATAAGTAGAAAGACTGAGTATAATCAAATGGTTGAATGCCCTGTATATTAGTAGCTGAGTCTATGTCTTTACCAAATTTAGCATTTTCTGCAATCCCACCTGTAGCGCTTATAAACCCTTTTGAGCTAGCTCCTGCAGCTGTATTTTGGGGTAGGGCATTTGGATAGGTAGCTACTCTAACATTTCCTGCACTGTCTAAGTAATTAGGAGTTTCTTGAATGCTTGAAACGTAAACATATTTACTAATATTTGGAAAATCTCCATCTTGTACTACTTGAGCTGATGTAGTTCCGGGATTAGCAATAGTTTGGAATTGAGTACCTATTGCCTTGCCAATAAAGTTAGTGTCAAATGGATCTAACGTTAGGTTATCATACTGTTCAAGAATAATTTTTTCATTATCGTCATCGTCTCCTCTTCTAATAACAAGTGTAAATGTACCTGAACCAGTGTTTGCATTTCTTATTTCGTATCTAATATTTTCTTTAGAACCAGATGGAAATAAACCATTTGAATTTGCTGTAGTTGTTGCAGAGTTTTGATCAGAACCTTGAGCAATTGTTTTTAAAACAAATGAAGCAGGTTCATTAACAACAATATCATCTTGTACAAGTGTAACTTTTAAGTCGGTTCCTCCTGCATCCGAATCACCTAAAGATTGAGATGGGAAGGTAATTACACTACCTACTGCAAAAGTACCTGCCTGACCTGTAACAGTAATTGAAGATACATTTGTAGCAGAGTTTAAAGTTATAGAAGCAGTAACATTTGTTCCACCCCCGGTTACTGCAGATGAAGAAACTAATGTATAAGTGGCTGCTACTCCTCCTGCTACTTGTTGGCTAATAGAACCTAATATCTCATCCGTTGTAGTTCCTATAGCTCCAGATCCAGATATTTGTCCTATTGAAGCCTGTGCTGATGTATAGTTTCCATTTACTGCCCTACTAACTAAAAGAGTACTACCACCGTTGTTAAAGTAAGTGTAAGCAGCAGTGCTGTTAAAGAAAGAGTATTGACTTTGACCTTGTGCTACGGTTCCACTTGTAATTGTAGTACCAAATTTTGCTACGTAATCGTTATACGACGTAACTACTGTAGGGACTTGTACAGGGCCTTTAGATGTGGGGCCTACAATAGCAGCTCCAGCTTCAATAATCCCTTGTGGGATAAATGACTGGTCTGTTTCATTAATATAAATGCCGGGGGAGACGATGTTGTTGTTTGCCATGAGTTGTTCTTATTTATATTTTGTTATAAATATTTAATTTTTTATCAAAATTTAATCAGTTTTAGTAAAAACTCCAGAATTTAAATCTATAGAGCCATTACCGTATTTTTCTGTTAAATCTTGTCCAGCTTTGTTTTCAGCTTTTTTTAATTCTTCAATTTGTTCTGTTAAACTTTCTTTTTGTAACTCTAACAATTGAATGTTATATTCTAATTGACCTAAACTATTAATAATATTAGATTGGGTTTCTTGTAACTGTGTAAGAGTGGTTAACTCTTCTTGTGATAACTTAATTTGTTCCATAATTTTTATTGATAAATATGTAAAAAAATCTGTAAATTATTCATACGTAGAACTTGTATCAATTGTGTTTACTACTGATTCAACTGTAAAATTGATTTTAGAAGGACTTAGTACCTTTTTAGGGGCAACCATGTCTCTTTGTATAACATTAGGAATTAGATATCCCTTAAGAGTCAAATCAAATGTTGCTCTTACATTTCTATATTCACCTGTGTTAACTTCATTTATAGTAGCAAAAGAGTCAATAAGAGCTTTAAATTTAAATCTTTCTGGGTCGCCCCAGTAGCTATTAGCTGCAAAATTAATAGCTTCAATAATATTATTTAATTGTTCTACATAGTAAGTGTATGCTATACAACTATAAGTTAAAGTAATATAATCCGGTACAACTATAGCGTATGATTCCCTTTGGGGGAGAGTGCCGTTTAAAATATTAAATTTACTATATGAGTTTATTTGAGAATAGGATTTTTGAAAGTATTGAAATTGATGTGGGTTATTAGCATCTATTTTACTAGTAATATTTTCATTTTTAATATTGTTTCTTTTAAAAACAATAAGAGGAGCCATAATTTTACCTTTGCTATCTCTAAAAAATCCATCACGTTGGGCGTCTTTCCATCTTTCAGGATCGCCATATTTAATAGGAACAGCAATTCGTTGACCATTTTGAAATACAGAAGGTTTAATTACATTTGTAAAATAGTAGGCAATTGCTTCATCTATATCTTTAATACCTAAACTAAAGGGTTTTGTAGTGTCATCCTTAAAAGAAGTTTGTTCTCCTCTATTTAAATCACCACTAGCATTAGGATTCCCCCTACCTAATTTATCATAAGGCTCAATTAAATTGTTACTTATCTCTTTTTGAGATTTAGGGATTGGTATTCTTCCTTTTGTTGCCATTATAATCTTTCTTTAGTAATTCCTAACTGGTCACCTGGCACGTATATTGTAGAGCAAATAACTGATAGGTTAGCTCCAAATTTTTCTAGCCCAGGGTTTAGGGGGTTTTCGGCATTAGGGTAATCAGGATTTTTTCCAAAGAAATATTGGTTTGAATTTGTATTAGTTACTTCATAGTAACCATTTTGATATAAAATTATGTCCCCTATTTCAGCTACTACGTTAGCATCTACTAAATCCTGTCTTAAAAATCTAAATTCAACTCCCCATTGAAAATCTACACCTAAATCACTTTCTGGGTAGCTTTGGTCTTGGCGAGATATTAGGGCATTAAATAATGTAGGACCTTCAAAATATTTACCCCCAGCTGCTTCACCATAGATGTTAATAGTAGTTTCTTCTAATCTATATTTGTAGAAAGAACATTGTTGGGTAATAATATTCCCCATTAACTCTCGGTTAATTTTCTTTATTAAGCTTGTATCACGTACTCCTCCAAATAATGCCATTATGCAATGTATATAGTATAAGGTACTGCTGCTAAATCTTTTTGTAAATACTCAGATTCTTGAGCCTTTTTTTCTAATAACTTAGTTCTAGAGGTTTCTCCTAAATAAGTTCTTAGCCTTTCTACTAAAGCATTTTTTTCGGCAGTAGCGGCAGAGATTAGGTCTCCATGATTTAAGGTAGTATCAGCACCCGGAATTGGGACTACTGTGTATTTTCCCCTTACATAACCTAACATTTCTTTAGCTAAAGCTAAAGTGTATTCAAACACCCATTGTCTTCCTATAGAATTAATATTAGAGTAGGTAGGATTTGTGTAAGGTACAGTTGAAATATCTGTTACTACACCTACTCCTAAACTACCCGAAACGTAAGGATCATTTCTATCAGATTTTAGAATATATTTAAAATATAACTTTTCACTTCTTTGAGGAATAGGAAAGATTCTAATATTGTTATTTACTAATTCAAAGCTATAATTTGATTTTCTAATTTGATCGTTAAAATCAATTGCTTGGATTTTAGCTAGATCGTAATTAATAGGCATCATTAAAAAATTAATACCCGGGGAGTAACTACCAAATCCAAATACATCTAATAGACCTTGCACATCAGTTCCAGTACCAGCGTAAGGATCAAAGTATCTTATAATTGCGGGGTCTGATTGGTAGAATATTTCTTTAACTTCAATGTTGTTTTTTTCAGTACTTTGAGAAATAGCAAATTCTGTTAAGTCGTAAACTTGCTTACCTGCAGTCATTTGGATACTTCCTGTTCTGTATTCAACTGTTCCTCCTACACCTGCTTCAGAACCATACTCGTCTGCTAATCTTATAATAGCTCCTAGATTAGGTTTTTGTAATTTATAATTAGCTTGGGATCCTGTATTTGATCCTTCGAAGTCTAAATAATTTTCACTTGCTTGGTATGCAAATACTTCATTACCATAAGTAGTTACTGCTTCCTCGAATGCAGTATAAAAATTAATGTCTTGTAATTCTACATCAGTAAGAGGATATCCTAAACGACGAGCACAAAATACGGATACCTTATCGGCGTCAGTTTGGAAATCTGTATCGTTATCATAAAACCCAAAAGGTGTATTTCCCGGGAAAAATGAACTAGAGCCGGGCCATATTAAGGGATTTGCCATGTTGTTTTATTTATAAATATCAAAAAGGATATTATCCTGCTGATACTAAAAGTATCTTTTGACCATCTAAATTACCCCCAGTTCCTGTGCTTTGGGTGGTAAATAGTCTTCCAGCTATTCCTGGGTCAGCTGTAGGTAAACCAGGGAGAGACATTTGAGCAAATGAACCAGTACCACTTGCACTTATATTGCCACTAACCGTTAGTCTTTCTGTAGGGTTAGGGTCATTGATTCCAATAAATCCATTTGAACCTGTAATAGTAAAGTCATTATTTTCAGCAAATCCTTCGTCTCTAGCTATAATAAATGAACCTGAGTCTTGGCATACCCCTACTGAAACATTTTGGGGTCCTGGGGTTGTGGCATGTTCAAAATGTATATACGTGTCATTATTAGAACCATTTTGAGAACGTATTTCAAATATAGCGTCTCCATTAGTTCTCCATTGTAGTGTATTATTTCCTGTATTTTCTAGGTATTTAAGATCTGTGTAACCACTTACCCTAAATCCATTAGTGCTAGCAATAATATTTTTAGTAGTTCCGTTAATATATAAGCTACTTCCAGATAAATTACCACTTGCGCTTATATTATTTGAAGCTGTTATATTTCCACTTGCATTTATACCATCAATGTAAATATTATTCCATCTTCTACTAGTAGATCCTAAATCATATGATTTATTACCATTAGGTTGTAGTGCATTTGCGAATACAATTTCTGCACCATTTGCTTGTATGTGGGGAGTGTTATTACCTGTAGAACCAAATCCACTTAATAATAGGGTGCCAGCGTCTCCGGGGGTAGTTATACTTCGTTTAAGCATTATTTCCCCACCACCATCCCAAGTTCCTACTCTAGGACCATCAACCGTTAAACGAGTACGATAATCATCACTTTGATTATATTCTACTTGTATAAATTGGCTAGAGGTTTCTGGGTTGGATATTCTAAGACTACTAGCACTAATATCACCACTTGCACTTATTATTGAAGCGGTAATAGCAGTTGTAGTAGAAGATCCTTGGGATGTTACTTCAGCAAGAGTAGGAGTTGTAGTAGAAATTCCTACATTAAAAGTGCTCCCATCACCCTTAGTTAGTGTTAAATTAGGATTAGAATATGAAGCAGTTGTTAAAAGTGAACCCGTGTCTTGAGTCGGACCTTGGGGACCTATTGGTCCCGTTGGTCCTGTATTTCCTTTAACACCTGGTGCTTGGATCTGAACTACACTAGTAGATCCCTGATTAACCGTAATAGGGGTATTAGTAGTTCCTATACTTACCCCAGTATTTTGTTGTGGGGTAATAGTAACCGTATTGGTTGTAGTAGAAACTGTGACCTTATTAGACATAATTTCCTATGGTTACTTCTTTTATTAACTTAACATTACCTTCAATTAATCTAGTTACTACGGCACAATCACCGCTTCCACTAGCTATTTCTAAATCATATGAGGCCTGATCGAAACTTAAAAGAGATGAAGTTGCAGATGAAATAACTACTCCTATAGTTCCTGAGGTTGGGGGAAGTAATCCTGTAGATCCACTAAAATTTAGTCCTGAGCCACAAGGTCCTAAACTACTAGATAAGGTAAGATATGTTACACTACCCCCAGCAGTATCTTTAATTTGCATTCTTCCTTGATATCCCGTTAAATCTATAGGATTATTATTGGAATCTTTATAAGCTACATCAAACTTAACAGTAGATCCTTGCTCAACATTAAATGAATATTTTCCAGCAGCCATGGTTTTTTATATAAATATTAATAAATGGGATTATCCACATAATAGTCTCTTAAATCTTCGACAATTTCATTACGGTGGTTAGATGTAAGTGTAATTGCTTCAAGATTTTTAACTTTATAGGATGCCTTATATAAATATTTAAAACCTGAGTCTGCTTTCTTTTTTAAATCAATTTGGTAGTCATCACCACATACCATCATTTTAGATCGTAAACCTAAACGAGTAGTAATCATTTCCATTTGATCGTGGGTTACATTTTGTGCTTCATCTACGATAACACATGAATCTAAAAATGTTCTACCTCTCATAAATGATACAGGAACAATTTCTATTTTACCGTCCGCTATAAGTTTTTCAACTTTAGCTTTATCATACAACATGTATAAGTTTTGATAAATAGGTTGGACCCAAGGATCCATTTTTTCCCTTAAATCCCCTGGGAGGAATCCTATTTCTTCTTTACTTACTGTAGGTCGAGTAATAATAATTTTAGTGTAGACTCTTCTAAGTAACCCATCTAGTGCTACTTGACACGCTAATAAGGTTTTTCCTGATCCTGCTTGACCTGCTAACAATGTTATAGTGTTATCTAAAATTAGCTGTTTAGCTTCTTTTTGTTCTTCATTAAGTGGAATTTTAAATTTTATAGGGTTTTTCACTACTTTTTTTTCTCTGAAGATATCTTCAGCTTTTGGGGTATTGTTGAAATGGGTCATTTCTAAAATTAATTTTAACTAATTTGTCTAATCCAGCATTTATATGCATTTCATCATCTAAGACAAGGTCAAAATCGTATCT